GGCCGCGCTGCCGCCCCCGCCCCCTCCGCTCCGTCTCCCCGATCTGCGCCGCCGTCACCCGCGGCGCGTCTGCCCGTCCGTGCGCGAGCGCCCGGCGCGCGGGGCCCGAAACCAAATCGGGCACCGTGCGCCAGGCGGTCGCGCGGAACAGCTCGGCCGCCGAGCGGATCACCGGCTGTTCCAGCTGTTCGCGAGCATGGTCACCGCCTGGCGGAACGGCGGCAGGTCCATGCTCCCCCACGCGACGCTGTTCGACATCCCGCAGGCGGGGCACCTGACGCTCAGCACGTTGGGCTTGGTCAGGGAACGCTCTCGCACATCCTCCACCTCGGGCTCCGCCCCGCACCGGGGGCACGCCTTGAACTCGACATCGTTATAGGTCACAGCTCTCTCCCATCTCCCTGAACTCGGCCTCGTAGCACCTCGGGCAGACGGCGTAGCCGAACCCGAGGTCGTTGTGGATCAGCCGCGAGGTGTAGCTCTCACCGAATGCAAGCCAGCAGCCGCACTCAGCGCATTCGACTGCAGTCGAGAAGTCATCCGCGCACACGCTCGCGCCGTCCGGCACACGCCAGTCCCTATACTCGGCCCGCGCCGGCACCCACCTAATCGCTCGCCTCACTGAACACACCTCCCGTCGTGCGCCATCGTTCGCCCAAAAAGGCCGCAAACGGGCACGACCACTCGCGATAGTTCGGCGTCGGTTTCCCGCACATGTCGCAGGTATACATCTTCGGCTCCCTCTTCACCTCGTGCTCCAATCCTTCTCGATTTCCTTCTCCTCCGCGACCATGATCAGCGCTCGGTTGACGCATCGCCTCGCCTGGCGCATCTCGTCACAGGCGGTCGGGCCCATGCCCGCCCCGATCGACCTCTTGGCGTCCTCGAGCCTGCCGATGGCGAGGTCTATCCAGTCGGCGGGGCCGCACCTGTAGCTCATCGGGACTCACCCCTCACGCCGAAGATGTCGGCCAGGATGTCGCCCGGCGTGGCCATGAACGGCTCGGTGCTCACGGGGTCGTACTGCACCTCGAGGTAGTTCGGGTACCCGATGCTCACGCCCGTGGGCTCGTCCACGGGCAGGCACTGGTAGCCCCAGATCACGCTCACCTCGTGCTCGTCCAGGATGGTCTTGGTGCGCTCGATTCGCATCCGGTAGCCGTCCACCGGCCCCGTGTCGTAGGTGTCGTCGGCCCAGGGAATCCGGTGCCTGTCGAGGGCGTCTCGGTAGGCCCTCATCACCGCTGAGATCTCGGTCAAAACCTCTCTCCTCTCCTTCTCAAAAGAATTAGGCGTTCTTTGCCGCGGGGACTCCCCCGCCGGCCCCGTTTCCGCCATCTAGCGGCGGGAACCCCAACGCCTGCTGGCCCAGCTGCCCCGCCGCCGTTGGCACACCTTTGGCACACCCGCGATTCGGCTTCCCGTCCTTCGGGTCCTCGCCCTTCGCGAGCTTGGCGATCTCCTCGTACAGGTCCTTCTCGCGCTGCCGGCGCGCAATCGCCGCGTCGCGCTTCTGGATCTTGGCCAGCAGCACGGCCTCCCTCCGCGACATGACGTTGGTCATGTAGACCTTCGTCAGGCTGAGCGGGCGGCCGTGTGAGGGGTCGGCCTTCTCGTTCCTGAGCATCTCCATGAGGGTGATCATGACGCCTCCGCTATCTGGCGATCGAGCTCGGCTATGAGCTCGTCATCGGTCTTCACGGGCTGCCACACGGCGGCGCGCTCGACCTCCTGGGAGGTCTGCCCGCCGCGGGCCTTGCGGTCCGCGTCGAAGCCGACCTGCTTGCGGCTCCAGTTGCGGGCGAGCGCCCACACGTCGGTCACGGGCAGGCCGCTCGGCAGCGTCCACCCCTGCGCGGCGTAGTGGTCGAAGAACTGGCGGGCGTCGCCCCGGAGGCAGTTGGCGGCGAAGTACGCCTCCACGTCCTCGGCCGACGGGGGCTCGAAGTCATCGGGTGCTTGGCGGGCCGCGCTATAGCCCGCTAGGGCTATCTCCTTCTCCTTCTCTTTCTGTTGGCTACCCCCTCGCCCGCTGGGTCGGCTACCCCCTTGGACACCCCCTTGGCTACCCCCTTGGGCGGTTGCGATGCCGCCTGCCTTGGCGGCCCTCGCCTGCCCCCCGAGGCTGCCGTTGACCATGGCGTCGATGCGGCCCCTCGCGAAGGTGAACGCCGCCATGGTGGTGGGCTTAAGCTTTGGCTCGATGCCCTCGTAGCCGTAGCGCAGCATCGCCCACGCGAGCGCCATGCCCTCCCTGTCGCCCAGGGCGCGGCAGCCCTCGTAGAAGTCCCTGTTGAAGTTGAAGTTATTCATCCGTCTCACCTCCGTGCGATATCGAATCGGTAAAGGCCGCGGCGGCGGCCTGGTCTCGGCCCGGCATGACCGAGCCGTAGGTGCCGAGCGTCGTCTTGACGTCGGCATGCCCCAGGCGCTCCTGCACCGTGCGCATGTCGAAGCCGTGCATGAGCAGCCAGGTGGCATGGGTGTGCCTCAGGGAGTGGAAGACCGTCTCCTCGGGCAGCCCCAGGTCCCTCGCGAGCGACTTGAAGCGGCTCGTCACGGTGGACGGGCGCGCGAGGGCGCCGGCGGGCCCGAAGGTCACCACCAGCGCCGCCGGGCCCCTGCGCGCGAGCCACGTGTCCTGCCACTCCAGGTGGCGCTGCAGCTGGGCCTCCACCGCCGGCGCGAGCGACACGTTGCGCACGCGCCTGCCCTTGGTGTAGGCCTGCCGGTGCAGCTCGGGCTTCTCGACCGCCTGCCCCGCCACGTGGAGGTCGTGCAGCGCCCGGCGCCAGTCGCGCCGCTGCAGCCCGCAGACCTCCCCGCAGCGAAGCCCCGTGTTGAGGGCGAGGTAGGCCGCCATGGCCTCGGTGCGCCGAGAGATGTTGGCGCCCGAGGCCGAGCGCGAGGACATGGCGGACACCAGCGCGCGGGACAGCTCGTCGGTATCGCACTCGGACAGCGCGAACGGCTCGACGGGCTCGGGCGACGGCGCGGGGACGTCGAGCATGATGTCCCGCCCCAGCGCCGGGCGCCACGAGCGGTAGGCGCCCTTCAGCAGCGCGTGCATCTTGAGCAGCGTCTTGGGCTTCACGCCCTTCCCCGTCCTGGGGGCGAGCAGCATGCGGTACGCCGCCGACACGTCCCAGGGCTCGAGTTGGTCGTAGGGAAGCCGCCCGATGGTCGGCTCCACCATCGTCCTGACCACGCTGCGGTACGTGGCCACGGAGTTGTCGGACAGGCCGTTGACGGGGTCGGAGATGTACGTCTCGAGCATCGAGGACAGGCGCTTCGAGCTGTCCTGTGCGGAGGAAGGGTCGAACGTGGCCGCCCACCTGTCGCACTCGGCCTGGGCCTGCTCGCGCGTCAGCTCCGCGTCCCACGACCTGTACGGCCTGATCCGCCTTCCGGTCACGCGGTCGGTGCCCATGTAGGGGCGGGCGAACCAGCGGCCGTCCGCCCCGCGCTGCACGACCGCCCGGCGGTCGCTAGATGTCGGCATCGACGCCCAGCTCCGCCGCCATGTCGCGGATCTCCCTGCGCGCATCCAGGTCGATGGTCTGGATGCTGCCGGCGTGCCCATGGGGATTGGCGCCGAGGGCGGCGATGAGCACGAGCTTGCGCGCGTTCCTGTCCGGGACGCCCGCCTGGCTGAAGGCCGCGCAGAGCGCGTCGGCGCACTCGCAGGCGAGCGCGAACAGGTCGCTGATGTCGGTCGGGCCCACGAAGCATGAGTCGCCGGAGCCGTCCCCGTTGGCGGTCGTGACCGTCGCGCAGCGGCACTCGAAAGTGCGGACCTCGCCGCACGCCTCGACCGTCACCCTGGCCTTCTTCTCGCTACTCATCCTTCTCCTCCTCCTTGGCGCTCGCCTGCACCCTCTCCATGAGCCACACGTCCTCCTCGCCGGGCTCGAAGCCCGCGGAGCAGAAGATGTCATAGTGGTCGAGCCACGCCTCCGCGTCGTCGCCGCCCCAGCGGTTGTCGAGCTGGGCCATGTCCTTGGCCGCCGCCATGAGCCAGCAGCCGGCCTCGTACTCGCTGGGCCTGCAGGCCTTGAGGTTGCGGGCGAACTCGTCTCGCACGAGCCCGAAACGCCCCTCGTTCTCGGGGTGGCTGTCGCCGCCCATCGCCATGAGCAGCGCGGGCGGGTCCTCGCGGCCCACGCGCACCTCCACCATGAGGTCCTTGGACATGGCGAAGGCGCCGGACGACACGAAGCCGATCAGGCTCCTGTACAGTTCCTCGAGCGCGGCCTCCTCGCGCTCGGCCTCCTGCTCGGCCCGGATCTCCTCCTCGGTCTTCTCGGGCGCGGCGCCCGAGCCGTCATCCGGCTCGTAGAGATCCCAGTAGCTGCCCTTCCACACGGCGACGGCTCCGGCGGCGAACTCCTTCCCCTCGAGCTTCTTAGCGGCGAGGCCGACGTTGACCCAGTCCGTGTAGTTGAACCCCTCGGGCTTTTCCTTCACGACCGGGATGCCCGCGTCGCCGAATGCGTCGTAGTCCTCGGCCTTGGCCTCCTCGCGCTCGACGCGGCGGCGGATGCTGTCGGCCTTGCCCGCCCAGCCATCGCCGGCCGCCAACACGGCCTCGATGTCCTTCTCGTCGTCGAAGGCGCTCGCGGCCTCGAGCTGCTCCAGCGTCACCTGCACGCCGGCATCGATGCGACCGCGCAGCCTGCGCGCCGCGCGGATCTGCCCGGCGGTGGCGCGGCTCGCGCGCTCGATGCGCTGCTCGTCGACGCCAAGCACGAGCATCTGCTGCACGCCGCGTGCGCGCTCGGCCTCGGTCAGCTGGCGCTTGTCGTCGGTGGCGAGCATGGCCACGAGCTCGTTGGCCTCGTCCATGCTCTCCGCCACCAGCGCGGAGACCTCGCGGTCCTCCCCGTAAATCGAGGACAGCGCGCGGTAGCGGCGCTCGCCGTCCACGATGCGGAACACGTTGCCGTCCGCCACGACCACGGGCGGGTTCAGCGGCTCGCCGCCGGTCGCCTCGATGCTGCGGGCCAGGGCGCCGATGTCGCCGAAGTCCTCGCGCGGGTTCTGCCCGCTCGGGCGGATGTCGCCCAGGCGAACCTGCCTCTTCTCAAACTGCATGCCATATCCTCCTGACTAGTAGTACATCCCGCTCGGGGCGGTCCCCTCGATGGCGCCGGCTATGGCCAGCAGCGCGAGCATCGCGACGGCGCACACCACGCTGCGCACGCGCTCGGGAAGCGAGTTCCACCACTCGCCGAGCCTGCAGCCGGCATCCCAGACCAGATCGACCATCACGCCACCCGCCTCGGACGGCGAGCGGGCACGCAGTCGGGCGAGGGCAGCGCCGGCACCGCCCCGCGCGCCCTGATGGCGGCGTCGATGTCCTCGCTGCTCACCACCTCGCGCGAGCTGTTCGGGTTGAGCGACGGGTAGCGCGGTATCACGCCCTGCATGACCATCGCGCGGAACGTGACGTTGTCGCAGCAGGCGTAACGCGCGCCCTTGGCTATAGACATCCACATGGCCTTCTCCTTTCATTCGTTGAGCCAATCCCTTGCCGGAGGGCCGCACCGATAGATGCGGCCGGAGGGCGCTCCCCCGCCAAAGGGAGCGGTGCCGCCGCCCCGCCAAGTCGGCGGCGGACACCTTATGGACCGGATGTAGGGAGTCCGGCCCCGTCGCGCCACGGGCCCCGCGGAATGGGGGCGGTACGGAACCCGTGGCGCGGCGGGGGCTGACTCCGCCGTCAGCGGCGCATGAGGCCGAGCCCGACCCCGAACAGGAACGCGAAGGAAAGTGCGAGAATGAAACCCATGGAAACCTCCTTGGAAGGGAATCGAAGATGAACAAGACGCTCAAAGCCGCGAAGGAGAACATCGACCTGCTGGTCACCATCGCGGGCGCGGTCGGGTTCGGCTCGGTCGCCGCGATGGCCGAGGACGCCCGCCAGATGCTCGCCGAGCACCCGGCCTCGTGCCTCCTCCTGACCGGCGCCGCCGCGATGCTCGGGTACGCGACCGCGCGCATCGTCAGCGCGAGGAGCGCCTGGGCAAAGCGCCGGAGGATGGACGAACGCCTCTCCGCCGTATTCCTCGGCATGTCGAGGAGGCGGAAGGAGCTGGTGTCCCGTGCGCTCGACGAGGGCTCCGTCAGCCTCTCCCCGCTCGATGCCGACGCCCTCGCGCTGTGCGAGCTCGGCATCTTCGGCACGCCGCCGGTCGGCTCGATGCTCACCGCGACCGACTTCTCCATCAGGCCCGCGGTGATCAGGGCGATCGCCGGGCACCGCTCCGAATGGCTCGCCTAGCGCGCCCATAGCGACCCTGCCACCCACGCCGCGATGAACGGCAGCGCGGCCGAGAAGCACACCCGCGCGAGGCCGTAGGCCCCCTGCGCGGTGCACATCCAGCCGGCGGCGTCCATGACGGCGGCCGAGGCCAGCAGTGCCCGCCTCACTGCCCCGCCCCGTGGACGGCGTCCGGAATCGATGCGCTGCCCCCACTGCGGGACGGGCTACCGCACGCGATGACCTCGTAGGCGAGCTCGACCTCGGCGATCCCCTCGAGGATCTCGGCGGCCGCCTGCAGGTGCTCCGAAGCCTCCCTCGCCTTCTCCGCGAGTTCCATGGCCTCGGGGCACCTGCCCTCCAAGACGAGCTCGCCCACCTTCTTGCCTTCCATCTCTTCCTCCATCCGGTCTACGCAGCCTCGTCCGTGTTTCGCCCGCCCAAGCGGTCAAGGGAAACGTCAAAAAAATCTGCAAGGCGCCAAGCAATTTCAAAAGTCGGTGCCGTGCGACCGTTCTCGTAGTTGTAGATGCTCGTGGCATCCACCCCAACAGCGTCGGCGACCTCCTGTTGGGTAACGCGCTTGCGAGCACGAAGCTCACGAAGGCATGCGGACATCTCTTCTTTGCTAAACGCCATTGACAACTCCTTTCATCTTCGGGAATGAGAGGGACTGAGGTTGAGCGCTGTCAACCTCAGCCGTAACATCTTCTATATAGAAGATGTTTTTTGGCTCTCTGCCTAATTACTGCCTTCAATATTACGGCTCTCTGCCTAGTTGTCAACAAAGATTTCAGTATTTGATTGAAATATTTGGCACTTTGCCTTAATTTCTTAGGTAGCAACGGGAGGAGGCCCAATGACAGAAGACACTCTTAGGAAGCAAATCGGCAAGAACATACAGTTGCTCAGAAAGTCTGCTGGCTTCAAAAGCGCCGCGGCGTTTGCGAAACATGCCGGATTTGAGGCAAGCCGTTACACGGAATACGAGCAAGGACGCCGCAGCATGGCATTTGATGCAGCCTGGAGAATTGCTGATGCTCTCAACTGCTCGCTAGACACCTTAGGGGGCAGGGAATGGTCCCCGATGGAGTCCCAGCAAAATCAGACGCATGAAGAGGGCGAGCTGATCACCTGCTACCGACGGAGCACCGAGAAGAGGCGCTCGAAGATCCTGGAGACGGCACGCGACCAGGCCGAGCTGTCCCAAAATCAGGCTACGGCGCCTGAAGGCGAAGGGCTGGAAGCGGATCAAGTAAGATCCGCGTAGCAAGGTCAGGAGGTACCCATGGGCCTTTTCAGCTCATTAGTTAAAGCGATTTTTACGAGCAATGGAGCGTCGACAAGTGCGCGCACTCCTTCCACGGAAGGCATGTCCGACTCTGCCGCCATGTCCGCACGAAATGGCAGGCACCCCGCCGCGCGCGTCATAGACATCGACGGCGATACTGAGAAAGTCATTTACACGTACCTCGGCGCCGTGTTTAAAGGGGTCAAAAAAGGAGCGGTGTTTTACGTGGCCCCGCTCGGATTTGACACGGTTATCCACAGCAAGTCGACCGGGACAACCACTGATAGCGGCGCATTTGGGGACACGCCTCTTGCCTATAAAGGTCGCACATTTGGGCTCACGCCTTCATGCCTAGGCTTTCTCAAGGGAATGGTCGCAGCCGGATTTAAGGTCCAGGTCAAAGTTAAGAAGATCGGAATGTACTCCGCGGGGATTCCCGAACTTGTCACCATGACCGCGGACCCGCAACTCCTGAAGCAGTGGTGGGAAAGACAAAAAATAACAACCGAGCCCGTCCCCTTCTCAGAAGAGAACGAACTACATATAAAAGAGGAACGATACAGGGCGAGGATTTCAGAAATCAGGCAAAACCGAACCGGAATCGAGCTCCATGAGACCTCAAGCGAAGTATGGATAGACGTTACGGAACGCAACTGGATCGCCGGAGCACCGCCAATAGGAGATCTCCGCTTTACACCGAACTTCGAGATAATCCCGACACCAAAGGGTTCATCCGCAAAGCCCCATATTAGGATCTTGGCGGGAAAGGAGCCACTCGTAGAGATAAACGCGAGCAGCCATAAGGTATACAAGCAGCTTACCGAATACAAAGAAAGGCAGTGCCGCGCCTGCTATATGTATGACTACTTCCAAGACAGCAGCAACGCAACGAAGCTATACCTCGTGTTTGACTAGACGAGAAAGATGAGAGACCGGCAGCAGGCATCCTCTCCGTCGGAGGGAAGGCCACGGGCTTCATCTAGACGCCCATGTACCCGATGAGGACCCATTGACCGGTCTGCGGGCACCTCACGGCACGCACGTCGTACTCGGATGCCAGGAAGTACGCGCACGGCCTGAGCGTCGCGAACGGGACGGGGCCCGCAGCGTCGTCCTTCACTCCCAGGGCGACGACCCTCACAGTGTCTCCGCGCTCCTGCGACACGAGCTCGTACCCAAGGCTCAGCGGAATGCCCGTGAGCCCGTCGTAGATCATAGTGTCGCAGGAATCGTCCTCGTACGTATATGCGCCGACGCTGTAGCGACCCATGGGTACCTCCGGGAGCGTAGATGGTGTTCATCACGATTATGACCCGCGGCGCGGCAGGGTTTTTAGGATTTTCCGAAAAAACCTCCAACGGCGCAGGCTCAGAAAACCCCGCCGCTGATTAAATATAATCCTTAATCGCGCTAATCTTTTATATACTTTATTACTTAGCTGTGCTAATATTTAATTGTCGAAAGGAGTTAGGCGGTGACTAAGAAGAGGGACCTCGAGCGGGAGCTGACCGAAGCGGGCTACGTAAAGCTCAGCGGCACCGGCGCCAAGCACGACAAGTTCCGCCGCGGGGACGTGACGGTGACAGTGCCCAGGCACCGGGAGATAAAGGAGACGACCGCGAGGGGAATCAGGAAGGAAGCGGGGCTGCTCTAGCCCCGCCCTCCCCTTCACCGCAGGAAAGGAGACCACCATGATCGTCATGCAGGAGTTCGAGGTCTACCCCGACCCCGAGGGCGGCTACGCCGTGGAGCCGTGCGGGCTCGCCGGGGCCACCGAGGGCGATACCTACGAGGAGGCCGTGGAGATGGCCGTCGACTGGCTGCGCGTCCACGCCCTGGCGGCACTGGAGCGCGGGGCGGAGTTCGAGGGCGGCGGGCTCGGCCATGCGCCCTCCCACGGCGGCACGGTCGTCACCGTCGCGACCAGCGTCGAGCTGTCCGACATCCCGGCCGTGACCGCAGCCGAGGCCGCCGAGATGCTCGGCGTGAGCACCGCGCGCGTGGCGCAGCTCTGCCGCGACGGGAGCCTGAGCAGCTGGAGGGTCGGCAACACCCGCATGGTGTCGCGCGACTCCATCGAGTACCGCATCGCGGCCAAGCCCGGGGCGGGCCGTCCGTGCAAGGCCACGGCGGAGGCGTAGCCCCAGCAGTGCGGGCTCGGCATCTAAACAAAAAGCCCCGTGCGGCAATCTTGGCGGATCCGCACGGGGCGTGCCCTCCGGCAAAAAGGGAAAGGCAGGACCATTATATGGCAACCAACGACAGTTCCAGGTCAAAACTCGGCTCGAAGCGCGAGGTGGCGCCCGGCAAGTGGGTGATCCGCGTGCAGGCGGGCTTCCGCGCGGACGGGCACGTGCGGCGCGTGTCGCGCACCGTGTACGGCACCGAGACCGAGGCCGACATCGCCATCGCCCAGCTCGCGCAGGAGCTCGGCGTGTCCCAGGCGGCGCACGCGGGCGTGACGCTCGACATGTACTACTGGGGAGTTTTCCGCGACTCCCCCAGCAACCGCGGCAAGCCGCGCTCAAAGGCGAGTCTGCGCGAGTACGACGGCCAGATGGAAAACTACATCTCCCCCGTGCTGGGGAGCATCGACATCTCCGAGATAACCCACGACATGATGCGAGGCTGCATCGAGCGCTCGGGCGCGCCTGCCAAGACCAAGACGACGCTGCGCGCCGTCATGCGCCGCGCCTTCGACGACGGATGGGTGACGGTGGAGCCCTTCCGCCGGCGCGTCATCGCGCCCAAGGCCAAGCAGGCGCCCGTGGAGCCGTGGAGCATCCCCGAGGCCGCCGAGGCGCTGCGCAGGCTCGCCGCCAGCGACGACCGCGCGGACCTGGTCATGAACGCCTACCTCATCCTGGGCCTGAGCGGACTGCGCAAGGAGGAGGCGCTGGCCGTGCGCCCGTGCGACCTCAAGGTCACCACGACCTACGACTTCGCCACAGGCCAGCCGACGGTCTCGGAGTACATCGAGGTCTGCCGCGCGTACACGGACGAGGACGGCGTGAAGGAGACCAAGAACACCCATTCCGTGCGCACCGTACCGGTTTTATTGGCAGGCCGCGAGCGCCTGCACCAGATCATGGACGAGTTGCGCCCGTCCATAACCGTCGAGGGCGGCACTTCGGTTACGGAGCAGGTGCGCGAGTGGAGCGGGCAGCGCATCGTCAACATGCGCGGCGACAACCTCGTGCGCGCCTGGCGGCGCATGTGCGCACGCCATGACCTGCGGTATATCCCTCCCAAGGCCCTGCGCCACACGTCCGAGACCATCATGGCGGCGACCGAGGTCGACCCCCTGAGCATCATGGACCTGCACGGCCATACGGACCTGGGGACAGATTACCGCCATTACATCAAACCGGGCCTCGCGGAGCGCGAGAAGGCCGCCAGGCAGGTCGGCCGCGCCCTGCAGATCGTCGAGGGCGGCGGCGCGGACGGCGGTTTTAATGGCACCGGTCGGGACGCCGAGACGCTCTAA